CGACCTAGTCAACGAGTTGGAGCAGGAAATCGACCCCAACGTGATGAGCGACGACGAGCTGCAGGGCATTGTCGGCAAGGAGATCGACGACGCGATTGACTACATCGACAACAACATCTCGCCGATCCGCGCGCAGGCAACCGAGTATTATCGGGGCGAGCCGTTTGGCGACGAAGAGGACGGGCGAAGCCAAGTGGTCAGCATGGACGTACGCGATACCGTACAAGCCATCCTGCCATCCTTGATGCGGATCTTCCATAGCACCGATAACACCGTCGAATACGCGCCGCAGGGGCCCGAAGACATCGCGGCGGCGGAGCAGGCGACCGACTACGCGAATTTTATCATCAACCGCGACAACAACGGCTTCTTGGCCATGCACTCCGCGTTCAAGGACGCGCTGATCCGCAAGGTTGGCATTCTCAAGTGTTGGTGGGATGACCAGACCACGATTGACGCCTACAATTACACCGGCCTCGACGACAACGCGCTGGCGGCGCTTGCCGCTGACCCCGACGCCATGATTACAGTGCAGGCGTCTATGCCTGTCGGCGAGCCTGCGCCAAACCCCATGACGGGTGAGATGCTGCCGCCTCCGATGATGCACGACGTGCGCGTGGAATATACGCGCCCCGACGGACGCGTTAAGCTGGAGGCTGTGCCGCCCGAGGAGCTGCTAATCTCCCGCGAGGCCAAATCTATCGCGGAAGCAGATTACGTCGCCCACCGGCGCATTGTGACCGTCTCAGAGCTGGTTGCGATGGGATATGACTACGACGAGGTCGCGGGCATGTCATCCGCGTATGACGACATGAACACCAACGTCGAGCGGTACACGCGCAACCCTGCGCTGACAAACGAGATGAACGAGCGCAACGATCCGGCGATGCGTAAGGTGCTGTACGTCGAAAACTATATCCGCGTTGATTATGACGGCGACGGCATCGCGGAGCTGCGCAAAATCTGCACGGCGGGCGACGGCAACAAGATACTGAACAACGAGCCAATTGACATGGCCCCCTTCGCCACGTTCTGCCCAGATCCAGAGCCGCACGACTTCTTTGGCATCAGCGTCGCGGATACCGTCATGGACATCCAGCGGATCAAGTCTGTCATCATGCGTAACACGCTGGATAGCTTGGCCATGTCCATACACCCCCGCGTGGCTGTCACAGAGGGCATGGTTAACTTAGATGACGTTATGAACACAGAGGTCGGCAGCATCATCCGCCAGCGCCAAGCCGGTCAGGTGCAGCCGCTGTCGATGCCATTTGTTGGCCGCGAGGCGTTCCCCGTCCTGCAATATATGGATCAGGTCAAAGAGGCCCGCACAGGCATCTCAAAGGCGTCTCAGGGGCTAGACGCCAACGTGTTGCAGTCTACCACTGCCAGCGCCGTTGCAGCGACTGTGAGCGCCGCCCAGCAGCACATCGAGCTGATCGCGCGCGTGTTTGCCGAGACCGGCATGAAAGACTTGTTCAAGATCGTTCTGCACCTGATCACGACGCATCAGGATGCGCCTCGCATGGTTCGCCTGCGCAATGAGTTCGTGCCGATTGACCCGCGCGTGTGGAATAGCAACATGGACGTCTCGATCAACGTCGCGCTTGGCCGTGGCACAGACGCCGAGCGCATGATGATGCTGCGCCAGATCGGCGAGATGCAGAAGGACGCGATGAAGACCATGGGGCCGCAGAACCCGTTGACCGACATCACGAAGCTCAGCAACACGCTGAAGGCGATGACAGAGTTGGCCGGTTTCAAGGATACGTCGCAATTCTGGAGCAACCCCGCAGAGTTTACGCCGCCTCCGAAGCAAGACAAGCCGGACGTGAACGAGATGCTGATACAAGTGCAGATCCAGCAGATCCAAGCGGACATCCAGAAGAAGGCCGCGCAGTTGCAGCTTGACCGCGAGAAAATGCAGATGGAAGACGACCGCAAGCGTGACGAGCTTGAGGCGGAGCTATTTGTGAAGGCCGAAGAGATGAAGGCCAAATATGGTGGGCAGTTAAACGTGGAGCAGATCAGATCCGAGTTGGCGATCAACCGCGAGGTTCTGAAGGCGCAGGCGGACGTAATCAAGGAGGCTGCGCGTGAAGACTAAGCAGCAGGTCATTGATGACGGCAAGCAGGCGCAGCGACTTTTAGACGATACCGACCTCAAGCGATTTCTCGCTGAGATCGAGCAGGATTGCTGGCGCGAGTTCAAAGCGACTGGCGTTGGCGATGCGGACAACCGAGAGGCTGTCTACATGAAACTGCGCGGGGTTGAGCTGGTTCAGCAATCCTTGCGTGCAATGGCGGACAACGCGACTATTGAAATGAAACAGAAATAGCCGCATAATAAAGGAGATTGACGCAAAATGTCAGATACTAACACCCCGCAAGGGATTGGCCTGACCGACGCGCAAAATGCAATCAGTGCTATGTTTGCACCCCAAGAGGATAATGCAGAGGCAACTGATGCGCTAGAGACTGAAGCTGAAACTGAAGAGCAGGATCAAGCTGACGTCGAAATGGCTGACGAAGAGATCGACAATTCACCCGTCGAAGGATCTGAAGTCGAGCTTGATGAAGAGGACGACGCCGACAGTTCTGGCGACCAATCCTTCGACATACTATCCGCCACGGTGGAAGTAGACGGCGAAGAGATTACGGTCGAGGATCTGAAAAGCGGACATCTAAGGCATCGAGACTATACCCGTAAGACGCAGGAGCTGGCTGAGATGCGCAAGTCGTATGCAGCAGAAGCCGAAGCAATCGAGCGGGAGCGTGCGCAATACGCTCAACTACTGCCAGCGTTAAGCCAGCAGATTGAGCAATCGGTGCAAGACGAGCCTGATTGGGACACACTGTACGACACAGACCCCACGATGGCAGCGAAAGCGGAGCGACAGTGGCGAAAGCAGCAAGAGCAGAAGAGCGCTCAGATGCAAGCCGTTCAAGCCGAGCAGGCCCGCCTGCGTGATCTTCAACAGAAGAAAATGCAGCAAATGGAACAGCAGTATCTGGAAGAGCAACGATCCGCTCTGCCTGATCTGATCCCAGAATGGCGCGACCAGAAGGTTGCATCTACAGAAGCTGGGCAAATTCGTGACTTCCTTCTTACAGAAGGCTTTAACGAAGATGACGTTCAAGGGCTGAAAAACGCGACATTGGTCAAATTGGCGAGGAAAGCCATGCTTTACGACAGAGGCGAAACGCGTGCTAACGAGGCAAAAGTGAAGCCTAAGAAGCCGCGCAGCAAAACTCTAAAAGCAGGTTCTCGCGGTTCAGCACCAAAGCCGAAGACTGCCGCGCAGGAAGCGCAACAGCGCCTACAGAAGTTTGGCCGCGTGCAAGATGCAGCGGTTGCAATTAAAGCCTTGCTATAATGGAGAAAAAATATGGCAATAGTAGCAAACACCTTTACGTCATTTGACGCCAAAGGTATCCGCGAGAGCCTCGCAAATGTAATTGCGAATATCTCGCCCGACGAGGTGCCTCTGCAAAGTAATATCGGCTCAGAAAGCGTTTCAAACACGTTTTTCGAATGGCAAACTGACTCGCTTGCCTCTGTCGATAAGACGGCGGTAATTGATGGCGACGACGTAACGTCATTCGACAGCACAGCCGCAACGGTTCGCATTGGTAACTATACGCACATTTCACGTCGTACATTGATTGTTGCAGACAACTTGAATGCACAAGATTTGGCCGGAAGAAATGACGAAAAAGCATACCAGATGGCTAAGCGGGGACGTGAGTTACGCCGAGATATTGAGGCAGTTTTAACTGACAATAACGCACGGGCAGCCGGAAACTCATCTACAGCTCGCGAGACTGCTGGCTTGGGTGCGTGGATTGCGACCAACACCAACAAAGCTGGTGACGGTACAGATCCAACTGCCAACGACGGCTCAGACGCTCGTAACGACGGCACGCAACGCGATTTGACCGAGGCTATGGTCAAGGACGTGATGCAGCAGGCGTTTACGTCTGGCGGCAACCCATCAATCTTGATGGTTGGCCCGCACAACAAAACCGTTGTGTCAGGCTTTGCCGGTATTGCTGCTCAGCGTTACATGGCACCAAGCGACAGCCCGACCACAATTATTGGTGCTGCTGACGTGTATATGTCAGATTTTGGTACACTTCAGGTTGTGCCAAACCGCTTCCAGCGTGAGCGTGACGCGTGGTTGCTCGACCCAGAATATGCATCAGTATGCTATCTGCGTCCGATCAACTCAGTGGATCTCGCCAAAACCGGTGACGCTGACAAAGCCATGATGCTTGCAGAGTATGGCTTGAAAGTGTCAAACGAAGCGGCGCATGGCGGCGTGTTCGATCTGAACGTAGCATAAGATTGGAGGGGCGGCGTTTAGGCGTCGCCCCACTATCACAGGAGGCAGCATGAAAAGATTATTCAGCCGCGACGTAGACACGGGTATTACGAAATACTGGCACGTCACCGGCAAGGGCGAATATGTGGTGGAGACTGTACAAGATACCCAGCATATCGCGGAAAGTAACAAGCGAGCTTATAATAACGTTGACGGCAAGTTTGGCGACATGCCGAAGGTGGCGTCGATCCCGCTTTCAGTGTATTATCAGCTCAAGAGCCAAGGCATTGTGGATGACCCTAAGCGTCTGAAGAAATGGCTGAACGACAGAGATAACCGCGTTTTTCGGACAAGAGCCGGAACGCTTTAAGGATAGCAGATGGCACTGACAACATATGCGGAGCTTAAAACGAGCGTGGCGGACTTCTTAAACCGCACCGATTTGACGAGCGCCATTCCGACGTTTATTTCGCTGGCCGAGGCTGACTTCAATCGCAAGATACGGCACTGGCGCATGGAAAAGCGCTCTACCGCTGAGATGAGCGCGCAGTACACAGCCCCGCCTGCAGACTTCTTGGAGCCGATCAGGCTCAGCATGTTAAGCGGCAACACCAGCCGCTTGGAACCTATCAGCCAGTCACAGATGATGGAGCAGCGCCAGCTTGGCCAAAACACCAGCGGCACGCCGCGCTTCTACGCGATCACCGACGGCTCAATAGAGGTGTATCCAAACCCAAACTCTGACGACTTAACCGTGGAGATGGTTTATTATGGTAAGCCGACCCCTTACCTTGCAGACGATAGCCGCATACAGGTTTGGGCGTCATTGCTGAATAATGCTATTAGTGGTATAAATTCAGACAGTGAAAGCGCAAAATATGGCGGCGTTGGATTAAAGATGAAAGCTAGGAGTTACTAAAATGGCAACCTTGAATGATAGGGTACTAGATAACGGTTTGACCGTTTTGGATTCGGAAGCAAATAGAGTTGATATATGCTCATCTGAGCCAACTACATATGCCGCTGCAACAAGCACGCTGACGCTTGGCAATGAAACCAGCATAAGCATATCAGCCCCCGCCGATGCCTCGCCAAACGGACGTAAGGTTACGCTGGCAGCTATTACTGGCGCATCTGTGACTGCCACCGGCACGGCAACGCATTATGCGATTTCTGATACCGGCAATAGCCGCTTGCTTGCTACCGGCGCATTATCGTCATCACAGGCTGTGACTTCTGGAAACACATTTTCTCTGACAGCATCAGATATTCGCATTCCAGATCCAGCATAAGGGGCTGAGCAATGGCCGTTTTAAAAAATCGGGCAAAGATGTCCACCAGTACTACGGGTACTGGAACCATTACGCTTGGCAGCGCCGAAAGCGGCTATCAGACCTTTGCCGATGCTGGCGTGGCAGATCAGGATTTTGTGCGCTACATAATCGAGGACACTGGCGGTGCATTTGAGATAGGCGTCGGATTATACACCGCTTCTGGCACAACGCTTTCGCGTATTGTGAGCGAGAGCAGCAATTCAGACGCTGCGATTAACCTTAGCGGATCTGCGACTGTGTTTGTCGGAGCGGCTGCGGAAGACCTTTCGCGGCTGTTTGTTTTGACTGCCGACACCACCGATGCAACCGCAACTGTTTTAACGACTAATGGATCAACCCCGTCTTCGTCCAATCAGATTTCTGCAAAATCCGATACTTGCGTTACTTTTGACGGCACGATTACTGCAATGCAGAACGGGGCGCAATCATACGCATCGTGGAAGATTGAGGGGTTGTTGGTAAATGATGGCGGCACGACTACGCTGGCGAACTCTGCCACGACAGTCATTCAGAATGCTTCCAACTGGGGCATGGTTTTATCGGCAGATGACACGAATGATGCGCTGGCGGTTACTGTGACCGGCGAGGCGGCGCATAATATCAGGTGGTCGGCAAGTATTCGGGCGAACAGCGTTACATACGCATAAGGATAAGTAATGAGCCTTGTAATTGACTATTCAACTGGGTTCTTCGAGGCCACACCTACTGGTGAGGGTGTTGGCAGTATACCTACTGGTGAGGGTGTTGGCAGTATTACTGGCAATGCAACGCTAGATCTAATCTCTGGTAATGTGTTTAGTCATGCGCCTAGTGCTAACGCCACCTTCGTTTTTAGCAACCCACCAAGCTCTGGCACCTCATACGACTTCACACTTAAAGTCACGCCATCTGCCACGGTGACAATTACTTGGCCTTCATCTGTAGAATGGCCCTCTGGAACAGCACCCGCAGCCCCTGCGTCTGGAGAGACCGACATATACACGTTCTTCACGACTGACGGCGGCAGCACGTACTACGGAAATCAAGTGGGGGATGCTGTGTCATGAGTTTAGTTTTAGATTATACAGGCGGTGTATTTGCTGCAAAGCCAACGGGTGGCAGCTTGGGTACAGATCCAGCAAGCATAGGTGATACTAACTTTGGTGATGTAAGTTTGCTTTTGCACGGTGATGGCACAAGTGGAAGCACTACAATTACAGATAGTTCATCTAACGCTGTGGTTGTTACCGCTAATGGCAATGCTCAAATAGATACAGCGGTTAAGAAGTTTGGTACGGGGTCTATAGA